AAGCAAAATTGAAGCTTACTGAGGCAGAAACAAAATCCAAAATTCTTCTCAGCGAAAAGACAAGCGTTGCCGATTGGGAGCGGATCATGGCGCAGGGAACTCAAAATTCGTGGAAAGATGAATATTTGGTCCTTCTTTTTTCAATTCCACTTGTGCTTTCGTTCTGTGGCGAGTTCGGAAGAAACGCTGTCGCGGATGGCTTTGCTGCATTGGAAGCCATGCCAGAGTGGTATCAATATACGTTGGGCGTAATTGTAGCTAGTAGTTTTGCCGTGCGCTCGGCAACGAAGTTTTTTAGGAAATAAAAATGACAGATGTGAAGGTTCCCTTGGCGCTGGTCGCTGCAATGGTCGCTCAAGTTATAGCTGGAACTTGGTATTTTGCAGAACAAGCCCATAAGATTGATGTTTTGGTTCAGCAATTAGAAATTCTTGACGAGGTTGTTCTCACGCTTGAGGCCGATAACCAAGCCCTTATAACATTCGCAACTTTCACAGAGAATAAATGGGCCGAGGCTTACAGCGAAGATATGACGTATGTTCGCGTCTTTGGCACTAAGCCAGCAAAGGAGAATTAAATGACCTTAGCCATGCAAAAGTTACAGGAGCGAATAGGAGCCGCTACAGATGGGTCTTTCGGCCCAAACACAGCGCGAGCCATTACAAAGCATTTTGGCCTCTCAGCGGAGCGTTCTGCGCATCTTCTGGGCCAAGCTTCACATGAAAGCGGTGGCTTTAAGCGTGTGTGCGAAAGTTTATATTATAGTTCCGCTGATAGGATTAGAAAAGTTTGGCCCTCGCGTTTTCGAACCGTAGAAGATGCCCAGCCATATGCAAGAAACCCGAAAGCTTTAGCCGATAAGGTTTACAGCAACAGGATGGGAAATGGCGAAAACGAAGGGAGCGTTTTCATAGGGCGAGGCTTCTTGCAACTTACGGGCAAGGATAACTATCGCTCTTTCGCTGCGGACATGAGGCTTCCAGAGGTCATGACAGATCCCTCACTGATAGAAACAGATTATGCGTTCGAAACCGCATACTGGTTTTTTGAGAAAAACAAGCTTTTTAAAATTGCAGATGATGGAGTAAACACTGATACAATCGAAAAAATAACGAAGCGGGTAAACGGCGGCTATCATGGACTGCAGGACCGCATGGATCAAACACATAAAATTTATAACTGGCTTACATGAAAACATCTATTGGACACGATGGGAACCTATCACAAGGGCAAATAACAAGGCTTGGGGGCTTGATTGCTTTGGTTTGTGGTCGGACCCCCTACGATCATATCCTCCAAGATTTAATCGAAAACGAATTTATTAATGTTGAGATAAACGAAAAAGGTCAAAGGGAACTGACACGATTGACCTCTATGGCGGGGCTTCGGCAAGAACATTACGCCACGACCCTAACAAAGCCTTGAACCTCTGAAATTTGTATGTAACTTACCCTTCGGGGCTGGCGCATAGGAAACCCTGTGACAGAGTGTGATGTTCTTGCTGGCCCCACGAAAAAACCCCCCAGATTTCTCTGAGGGGCTTTCCTCTTACCTAGCAAAAGCGAACGCAACTACCCGCAAAACAAAATTTACCACGTCATATCTAGCAACTTTGAGGTGACCAAACCCCTAGGATCATTTTGTTGACGTCAACAATATGAATTGTTTTTGATATAGACGCAAGAAAAAAATACCCCGCCACTTGGAAGGAGTAAGTGACGGGGGAAAGGGGAACCAACCAACCCCTCTCTACGCCGCTTGGGAGGACGCGGCGTCTCTTGCTAGTCGCCACTTGCGTTTGTAACTATTTACAATGCTGCGGCAACATCCCAATTCTGCCATAATTTCGTCCGTTGTCATACCTAATTCTAAACGCTCCAAGATCTTGGATCTAAAGCTGTCGGGCCTCCCTTGCTTGCCGCCCCTTTTTTGATGTTGTTTTTCTTCCTTTGATTTCTTCCAATTCGGATTTTCACCAAGCAAGCCTTTAGATTTAACGTGCTTCATATCTGACTTTGCCATTTCCATCATTTGAGCGGCAAGCAAGCTTTCATCCATAAATATTTTTTCCTTCTTTTTGTAATGATAGGGTGAATGATTTAAGTTCGCGCCTTGCGCGGTCCAGATCTTGTTTGACATTAGGGTGGGGATCTAAGCGGAAGCTTTCATCTTGTAGACGATCTACTGCCGCCCTTAGAAACCGTAAATGTGCGAGATCGTGGGGTGTAAGTTTCTTCATAATGTCTCCTCTGCATATTGGGCCACTCGATATTATGGCGCTTGGCAAAAATATTCAGATGTCCACGCTCCATGCCTAAGATCATAGCCGCTTTTGTTTGCGTGAAATTCATTTTGGCAAAAGATGCGACCAGATCAATCCTTTCCCTTTCATGCCGTGCATTCATTTCGGGCCAAGTTTCAAGTTTGGGCATCTTTATCTCCGTCGATGTAAAGTAGGTGTACGCCAGCCCTTCCGATCAGTTCGAGATTGTGGCGCCATACGGGGCTTGCATAGTCCGCATGATAATATAAAGCCCCATGCCCTAGCAGATTTCCGTTTAGAGCCTCACGCGCTTGCTCCTTCGCTCTGAGCCATGCTTGTGTATGCTTGGGTCGCTCTGGTTTTCCATCGCAGTAAAAAGAAAACTGGCAATCATGGGCTTTCGGCCCCTTATCTTGCTTGACCACCGCGCAAACATCATTCGGCCATCTTGGATCTTCGACGCGATTTAGAATAACCTCCGCGATTACCAATCCAGCATCCAAATCTGGTTCGCTTCTGGTTTCGTAATAGATTGCCATTGCAAGGCACATTGCTGTTCCAATCATTCGATCACATCCTTGATTGTAAATTCCAAATCGTGAACCTTACAGAATTGATAAACAGACTGGCGGCTCATTCCGAGCGCTCTTGCTGTTTGACTTGGAGTAAGGCCCATATCAATTTTTGATTGAAAGAGCGCCACGCGCTCCTCCTTTTGACGTTCAAGCATTTCGTTCCAATCGCCCATTATATCGCTCCATCATAATCTGTGAGTTGATCGAATTCCGAGAAATCTCTTTCAAGTTCTTCGGTCTTTTCCAACATGGCTTGTATAACCCTTACAGCGTTTTCCGCATCGCCAGATTTATGTGCTTTATCGAGCGCAACGGAGTTGGCGTCGATGTGTCTGGTTATGGCTTTGAAAAATTCGCTACGCATTTCGAAAAGCTTTGCAGCGGTTAAATCATTCTTCACGCTATCGTGAGAATTGGGCGTCCACTTGCAGTAGATTTCACGCATTCTTTTGAAATCTGAGTTTCTAAGGTGAAACGTGCGGATCGTTGTTGTTTTCTGGGTGAACATATCAAGCCCACCCCATGCTAACAGCGAAGATCCAGCCCAATGAGGCTGCACCGATTATTGTAAAAATGATTAGGTCTTGCTTCCAATTAGTCATCGGTAAGCTCCTCCACGCGGTTCATGTAGACAGCGAGCGCAACCGTCAAATCTTTGAGCGGTGCGTTCTCGGCACACTCCTTAATTGTTGTCCAGTTGTGCGGTCTGCCATGTGGGTAAACTGCACTGTTTAAATGACCGATTGGCTGCATGGCTGCTTCGGATACGATTTCAGATTGAGGGCGCATTTGATCACCAGAGTTTTGGATCTTTGCGAACCGACCCAAAACGGGCAAAAGTATTTCAGCAATTTCATCAGGGGTGACGCGATTGACTGAAGCGGATTTTTCAAGCTTGTCGAGGGTCTCCCCAATAAGCTTAACACGATTACGATTGGTAGGGTTGTCGAACATAGTTTTACCTCCTATGCGTTGCAGATATGGGCCGAGCAGCCCAGTTGATTTATGGCATAAACCATTGTGCGGTTATCGCCAAAAGATGCGCCGTATTCTTTAGCTTCATCAAGTGCCTTGAATTCAGCGCGGGTCTTGATACCGCCAACTCTGCGCACAGCAGCAAAGTAGATGGCTTCGTTGAAGATCGTTTCTTCATATGATGTTTCGAATTTCATGATTAAGCCCATGCGTTTGATTTGAAAGAAACAGCAACCTCGCCATTGCGAGACAATTCGTTCAAGGCTTCCCATGCTCGCATTGTGCGACCATCTTCGACCTCGACCATTTGTTGCTCAACGCTATCTTGACCAGAATTAAAGAATTCGTCGCAAGAACAGAAAACAGTGACCCAAGCGCCGAAGCGTGTCGCGCTGCGCTGCATTACCAATTCGTTATTCTGATTTAAAACCTGTGTAGACATTTGATTTACCTCTTGTTGCTAGAAACAGACTAACAAATCCTTTTGTAGATGTAAATAGCTTATTTACAAAAAATTACATTAATAGAAAATAATGGGCCAGCTTCGGGAAAATCAAGGAAACTTAAAGCTGACCCATGCCCGATCACCCTATGGAGAAAGGCTCGGACTGCCAAGGTTGGGATGGCCAACTCTATACCCTCCCTACCGCACTCTTGGCTTACGGTGGATGTTATTTTTCACCCAGCAAAAAATATCGGGCGTATCTTGTGCCCCGTATTTCATTTTTTTCCATAGTGGTTTCAATTCGAAACCCATCGTCTTTAAGATCGGCGATACGAGCCGCTAATCTCGTGCAGCGAAAGTGCTGGATTGCCTCCCAAGATGAAAGGCCCTCCCTTGTATTTCGCAAGAAATTGAGAATTTGTTTTTTATGACTGTTTTCCATTTTTACCACCTGTCCGTTACCTTTTCGGCTGTTTCTAATTTTTCCCAAAAGAAATCTTCTCCAAAATCTTCCATCAATTCTTTTGTAAGTCTTGGCGATAATTTCTGCGGCCTCTTTCCATGCCAAAGATGTGGCGTTGGATCGTCGCCTTCTTCGCAAACCAGAACATCAATTTCCCAAGCGCGAAAGCTTAGATTTACCCATGTCCAGTGTGTTGCTGTTGCTGACATTTTTTTTCTCCATAAAATGTGGGGGGATTTCTCCCCCCGTTTGAATTAAGCGGCTATCGCGTGCCAAGCTTTGCTTCTCATGGCTTTTGCAATCGCTTGTTCTCTATCGCGGGTCACACCCTCTGGAAGTTTGCTTTCTTGAGTGTGGCTTGCCCAATGTGTCAGGCAGTTGTACAGCGCCCACTTATTGCGACCCAGCGCTTCACATTCAGCGCCAAGCTGTTCGATCAATCGTGTGGCTTGCTTCTTATTGAAGGTTCCTTCTTCGACCTTAGATTTTGTAGGGACAACTTCTGTCTTGAAGAAATGGGCGGCTTGATCGAGATTGATCGGTGTCTTTCTGTATTCATCCCAGAGTTCTTTCTGGTTCATAAATATATCAAGACCCTTGGCAATGCGCTCGGCTTCACCAGTGACGTTTAGGTGCGTTGTGTGTCGCGCCCAAACCCGAGCGATTGTGTCGGCGCTTGTGCAACCATTCAAGCACCATAGGCGAAAACCATCTGTTTGATTTTGAAAAGCCCAAGACCCATCATAACTATTAAATGCTGTGGCTCGGAATTTCACATAATCGCCAACCTCTGGCTCAATCGTGACATCGTTGAATAAAACCTCAACCTTCAATTTGCGACCTTCGTCGAGGCAGTGAACATTGAAGTCGAAGTCTTG